GTTTGCTCAATTTTTCGAAAATTTCTTTCCGAAAATCTGAGATAAAATATCTTGTTGAAGTCATAATGGAAGTCGATCAGTCGCGGCAGATAGATCCAATGAATAAATCGGCGTTTTTCCAAAAGGAACCCTTTTTAAAGGTTTCAATTGGTCAAACGTTCCATCCATAGGTAATTTTCCTAAATAATGGAAAAGAAACTTATGTAATGGTTTCATTACTCACTGAGTTCAAGGATCTACCATGGCAAAAACTCTCATCTTCCCAGCAGGTTCCGGCTTAATTTCTAATTTTCCTAAAAAGGAAGTTAGAAAACAAGTGAAATCACCTATTTTAACGAATCTTCCAAGAATTGAAACTTGGATTTTTCCTTTTATGTATTCGGTTCAGAATCATTCTAACCCAAGATAAAGAGTCTTGGTGGAAGAAAGTTCTAAGTAATCGAAAAACCATAAAAGAGATGCTTCTAGGGAAGGATATTCTTTGAAGGAGTTTATTGATCTAATCAAAGATCAAAAAGAACTACTTCATTCGAAAGGTCCAATAACCCCAGGTGCAGATGTTAAGATAGGAAAAGGAGAAACCGATTTGATCAATTTATTATCAATTTGTAATAAATTTATAAATCTTTTAATATCTTTATCAAGGGAAATAACCGATCCAGAACTTGGATCAGTAATTGTCTTGAAAGATACGAAGCCTTTATATACAATATTTCTGTAACAAGAAAATAATGTAGATCAAAGTCGAATTACCCTAAGATTTCCATTGGCGATCGCTAATCGCGAAGCTACTGGAATAATGGAGGGAAGACCTGCCTTATTTCTTCTAACTCGAGGACCAAGTAGTCCTGAGTCAGAAAGTTCGTGTCCTGAGATAGACTGCTGAAGAAGAACACTACAGGACTTTAGGTATTTTACAACACCGACAAGTCCTTGAGTCTTCTTTAGATGGTTTATCTTCTTTAAGAATCCTCTGATTGCTGCAATTCCAAACGGGGTAGGTTTACCACCTGTTAAATACATTTGTCTTAACAAATGTATTATAGCAGGTCTTCCTTCATTTCTGAAGAAAGAGGCAGACAAATCAAGCGTACCCAGATTAGATTTGGAAAATTTAAAGAAATTTAATTTTTTCATTTATAGTCTGGTCGGGTCTTACCCGTATGCATATGATTTTGTCACTCGGTTTCCACTTTCGTGGGCCGCAGCCACCCTTTATCGGGCAGGTAATAAACCTGTTTGGTTGATTAGAAAAAGCCGATTAAGACTTTCCTAATTGCCAGCAAACAAGATATCCTGACAGAATGAAACCATCTAATGAAAACATCCACAATCTGAAGTTTTAAAACTATTACAAGTTTTATTATTTCATTAGTGATTGAATAATTAGAGAAAACGATCTAAGAACAAGTGATACTATTTGATACCTGTTAGATATCAAATTTCCGCGCTCCCTGTTAAGGGGCTAACGCTCTAACCTAAGTTAGACTGCTTGGAAAAAAATCGAGTTCTCATATTAACAATATGAGTTTTACCTCATTTGGTGTGGTACTTGACCG